TAATAAGATACACCTGTGTATTCCTTTGGTTGATAACCTTTCTTAGTCACACCAAAATTATCCCAATCATCTTTAGCAATGTTGTATGGTGGGTCTATGAGAACAAGGTCAACAGACTTGTCCTCAAGTTCTCTCATCTTTATGAGACTATCTCCATGATGTATGATGTTCATAAGCTCCTTTGATAGTTGTTTGAAATACATCTTTTACATGACTATTTGATTGAAGTAAGTTACCACTTCTAGTAAGAGGTAAAATATTACCACCTCTGGTCTGATACTTGTCACTTCTAATTGGGTCAACATGACCGAATTGCACTTGTCTTAAGTCTCCCTTATCGTCTGATATATCTTGAATTCTATACCATTCTGGTTCAATTGTCCACCCATTAACAGCATCGCATAAGTATCCATCTTTACCAATTATGCGAATACCCTGTTCCTTAAATTCTTCTATTATTTCCTTTGACCTTTCGATAAGTTTCTCTTCAATATCCTTTGGAAGTGTATGTTCGATACCCTTTTGTAACATAAGGATAGCGGAGAAATCAAAATAAGCAGTAGCGATTAAGTATGGTGTTGATGCAAATTCTAACGGTACACCCGCTTTCATTTTAACTTTATTTAATTTCCACCTGTACTTTGCATTTAACTTGGTGTATTGGTCTTTTGTTATTTGTATGGGGAAAGTTCTTTGAGTTCTATTCTTAAAGAATATATCATCGTTGCCTGGTGCTTGAGAGCAATCTCTCACTTTGTTTCTGAATAATTCACTAAAAAAATTATCATATTGGTGCATACACTTTCCTTTATGTCCTTTGGGTAAACAACATTTTGGTTTTGAATTCTCAAACATAGTTTTAAAGAACTCAACGTCATCGTCAGTTCCAATCTCTTTGATTTTTTCTAAAGCTTGTTCAAATGTTTTTTTAAGAACTCCTCCTTTGAGAGTTTTCATACAAACTAAATCGTTATACTTACTGGTTTTTTCAAATTCTTGTGCCTCTGTTATAGCACGTTTATTTTCATCTGTTATCAATGAACACATAATAATGTAAGGGTTGTTATGTATTCATTATAGCATAAAACAACTTCATGTGCAGGGAGTTGTGACAGTTTTACATCTGTCTACTCATATTTCTTCCAATATTTTTCATCTATCAATCCCATAGAATGAAGTAAATGTTCCTCTTTTAAAATTAAATTACAATCACCTACGATGGATAGTCTTTCACCAGTAAAATCCTTTTTTATACACTCAGTACCATGAGTCAGCCGACTTGGAAAGAGAACCACATGACCCTCTACAGGATGAAGGAAGAATGATTTAGAATTAAGTGGGGTAAATTCTTTTACCATATTCAAATCATCAACAGTATGTTGAGAGTTTGCACCTAAGAATAAACTATTGTAATTCTCAATATCAATAAATTTTGTGGTGTGTGAGTATGGTGGAATATTCAAATAGTAAACAAACGATACATGACTCGTAGAGTGAATATGATATGGAATCTCCTTTGTATCCCTTGTTCTTGAAATCCAAGTCTTTGTAATACTATAATTGAACATATCTTTGAATTTCAAAGTGTCCAATACATAAATTTTTATATGCCGAACTATCTCTCTAAACATATTATCCATTGATGGTTCAAGGTGTATGAGTGGATTTACTTGTCCTTCACTAACAGTACTAGACCTCTCATTCTCTTCATAATCAAACTTATCATAAATGTTTAAAAAATCTTTCTTGTGATTCTCGTGATTTTCTACCTTCCCAACGTATATTGTTGTAGGAAATACATTAAAAATTTCACTCATAATTCTATTTCCATTTAGGCATATCAGGATAATTTTCTTCGATATATTTGTTTACTTTATGGAAACTTTCTTCCATCCAATCTTCATACACAACAACTCCATGTGGTAAATTCATACCTTTATACATTCTTTTAGTATGCAAAATACCTCTCAATAACATAATCTCATTTCGATTAAGTTTCATCTTCGACAATAGTGTCTAGTTTTACATCTATCATAACAAATTCCATCGCTTTTGTCGATAGGTTAAAACCTTCGTGTATGACATCCATGACAGGATATACTTGATGCTTTCCCTCCTCCCAAGTTACTTTCTTGCCATCCCACAACATATAACAAGTATCTTTGTCTGGGATTGATAAAGGTATTTGTATTCTCTTATATCTTTCTCGATATACAGGTGGGTCACGATGAGGGTATATTATTGTTCCCTCTGAGAATCTCGAATAAGTTGCATATAAAATATCCTCGTTTGAAAAAATATTGTAAATCTCGTCTGTCATTAATTTCTTTCTTATTGTCACTTGTTTCCCAACCCCCTTCAACCAAGAAATATAAACAATTTTATTACAATAACCACCCTTTATTACAGGTGCTTTCTTCAAAGGAAATACTGTAACCTTTGACCAATCATAAATTTTTTTTATGTCTTCAGTTGTAATCATAATATATTATTTGATAGTTTTTCTATGGCTTCATCCCATACTAATCTATAACCATTTATATCACTTAAAGCTAATGTTACAACAAATCTCTTTTCATTTGTAGGATTATGTGGACTATGCAATTTTCCTACATTTACCAGATGAGGAAGTCTCAAGTCCTTCTCATAAATTATCTCAGCATCCTTCTCATCAGACACTAATATATCAACTGCGTGTGAACTATAATCTGTTTTTCCATCTTCGCCAGCTCCAATAGTAGTGCTTACTTGTGATATTTTCTTAGAATCCCACCATCTTAAAGTGCTTCCCTCTGCTCCATACTGAAAATATATTTTTGTATATGGAGTAAAATCAATATTATCACAATGAATTATGCCATCAGTATGGGGTGGAGAATAAAAAAATTCAATAAATTTACAACATAATCCAATTGAATTTAAATATTCGATGAGATATGGATTATTTAATTCTAGTGGGTTCAGAATTTTATGAAATGTTGCCCAAGTATATCCCTCTGTGCTATATTTCGAGACATCTACTTTAGGATACAAGTCCTCTGAAAAATTTAATTGCCTACAATAATCATTCATAATTTAGTAAAAATTCCTACGATAGAATCATTAGACGTAACATTATACTTTTTGTTCTCTAGTCTAGCATAATCTCGTGGTTTTAGAGTTGTTCCATTGATGATAGGATTACCCTTAAAACATACTAATATACTACCTGCTGTACCTTCAAATGAATCTGATATAAGTTTACCATCCCAATCTTGTTCTGGGTCAAGAGTATTAAAACCATATATGAAAAATGGTTCATCTGCTTCAAATATAGTTGTATAACCCATATATTTTCTCATATCTATAAAATTATTTTCATTTGAATCACCTAAAATATAGTTTGAATCAAAAACCTTTGCCATCCTACCTGACCCTCTCACTATTATTTGAAATAAAGTTCTTCTCTCGTCTGAAGGTTCTAGATGTATTACTCCCGCTTCTCCTAATTCACAACAAATACTAAAATCACCACACTTTCTGTGATATTTTATCATTTTTTTTGACATTACAAGTATACTCTCCTCATTTTTAGTAATCTAGTTGACCTTTCAATATAATCTGCTAAAAAAACTTTACCAACTAATTTTTGAATATCTAGTTCATCAACATCTATGGGTATATTATCATCTAAAATTGATTGTTTTTCATCATCATCTTGTATATTTTCATATAAGCTATTGACCAAACTATATTTAAATGATTCAAAGTCGGTCATATCAAGTCTATCACAGGATACAGCTACTCTTATATGTTCATCGATTGATTTATGAGAGTGTAATCTACCAATCGCAACATTAAATTGTTCTGTCTCAGGATAATATTCAAATATTTTACAAATTATTTTTTTCATAGATTATCTTGCGATACACCCCAACTTGAAATTATATATTTGTCTTTACCGATTGGTGGATTACCTCTATGTGTATGGGTAAATGCAGCTGGAAATACTATGAGTCTTCCTTTTTCTGCTTTTATTCTCTTATTAATATACAAAAATTCTGTTTCTCCACCTTCTTCAATTGTATTCAAGTATACTTGAACTACTAATTTTCTTGGTGCTGTAGTTACGTAAGGATTCTCGTAATGCCAATCATGGAATCCACCACCAATAGGAATTTTTTTTACCTTTGTATCATAAAATAATAATGTTTCTCGACCAAGAACACTATACTCTTTCAGGTAGTCGTCAACTGCTTCTTTTATTGATGGTAAAAAATGAAGTGACATGTTATCACCTGCAAGACAATTATATATTGGGTCATTATTGTAATTTAATGTGAAGTGATCTCGTTTATGTCTTTCATCCATTTCTTCTTTGAACATAACACCATGATTAATGTAATGCTCTATCCAATCAATATATTCCTGACATGTTTCATCAGTATAATAATCATCATATACTTTGATAAAATCTTTCATAATTTAATACTCCAAGGATTTACACATAAAACTATACGTTCTCCCATAAATGGTTCTACACAATGATTTAGTTGAGGAGAAAATATGACTAATCTATTAGATTTCGGTGTTACAATATCATCTTCAATATGCAACTTACCTCCTCTTAATTTATCAATCTTTAAATAGTATACCATAGAACACAATGGAAATCTAGTATGACCTGTGATTCCATTTAGTTGTTCGTCTTGGTCAATATGCCAACCTCTTGGTAACGTATTGTTATTTGACCAAAATTCATATCCTATACATGATGTCAGATCATAAAAATTACTGGCAACTTCTATTAATTTTAAACTAAAATCCTGAAATGCATGTTCTTCTTCAAGCGAATACCATTTCTCATTAAAGTTTGTTTGATTTGTCTCTCTTTTATTACTTTCTAAAATTTGAAGACAGTCTTGTTCAAATGTAGGTGTTCCTACAACATCATCCATTACAATGTGCATAAAAAATTAAGATTCAACGTCAGTTATAGCATGGTCTCCTTGATTAGCTGGTACATCTTTAGTTCCAGAACTAGCATTTCTTATTGCAGTAGATTTAAATATCATACCAAATCCTCTCTGACCTGCAAGTGATCCTTGACCACCGCCACTACCACCAGAACGGGCACCACCACCAGCAGCAGGATCATTTAAATCTCCACCACGACCACCATGTCCAGCACGACCTCCACCTTCTCCATGATTTCCACCTAAACCACGAGCACCACCAGCATCTTTAGTGCCGTTACCACCAGCTTTTCCTTTTCCACCAAAGTCAGATAAGTCATTTCCTTTACCACAATTTCCATATCCACCAGCGTTTTCAGCACCACCAAGTCCAAAGGGGATACCAGCTCCTCCACCTCCTCCACCACCAGACCTTCCAAAGTCTCTAGGGTTTTTGTTAGGGTCGGAGTTAGCACCTGCACCACCGCCACCACCACCATATCCACATCTTATGATACCACTATTGTTTATCTGTGCTGGATACTCAATACCTAAACCACTAGTTCCTGACAATGCTCTAGCTGCGTCTCCATTATTAGATACACCTTTTCTTCCATTTCCACCAGCACCTTGTATTCTACCACCAGATCCAATATCTATTTGAAGTTGAGTACCACTTGGCCAACCACCTGTTCTTAAAGCACATCTTTTTCTATGAGGATCATTATTTCCACTATTATTGGCTGCTACTGTTGCTCTTCTAGACCCAAGATGTTTATTAACATGAATAATTACTCTCTTACCACCCTGCCATGCATTTGATGTTAATTGATATTGATTTATACTTCCACCTGGTCTTGTTTTAAAATTACCAACTACCTTGACTTCTGTTGTTTCATTAAGATATCTGTAAGTTGCTGCCATTGTATTTGCACCATCATTTTGTGCAGTCTCTTCACCTCCACTGTAATAGTCAATGACCATATTTAATCTTTTACCATAAAAATCACTAAATTTTATTTCTCCGTCAAGTGGAATACCAACATCTAAAGGAAGAGGTCCTAATAGTCCACAGTCTTTATTTTCATATGCACCACTGGGGTCATTTGCTCTGTATTGTCCTAACCCTCGATTATCAGTTTCACCAAATTCTGCTTCTATCTCTGTGAATGATAATTGCGATCCTGAAGATTTAATAGTCATTATACTGCAGTAGAGGTTACGTTTCTCCAACCAGTACCATTATGAACTTGGAGAGTATTGGTTGATGTATTGTATATCATTGCACCTGCAACCACTCCAGTCAAACTATTTCGGTCTGAGGTACTTAACTTAGGTGGTAACATGAATGATCTATTTGCCAGAGGACTACTTGGATCTATATCTTTACCAGCATTACTAAAGTCAATGGCACAAGTGTCAGCTGAGTTTTTACCTATCGTTAAAGCATTTTTACCAGTTATATCACCATTAACAAAGAAAGCATTACCATTTACATTATCAGTTTTAATACCAACATTTCCACTTTGTGATACCGTAAATTCTGATCCAACTGCATGGAGTATTCTTAACTTAAACTGCTCCATTGATATACCAATACCAACACCAGAAGCAGATATTTCACCGAAATTATAGTAATTATTTGTATCAAGATCTAACTGGAAGAATGTAGATACACCAGTAGGAGCGAAGACATTACCTTCTAAATTTCCTACAACATTACCAACAACCTGCATATTTGCATTACCAGAAACATCTAAATCTCCACCAAGAATAACATTTCCACTAAAAGTTGAATTACCAATAACGTGTAACGGTGTAGCTGGTGTTGTGATTCCGATACCTAATGAGCCTCCTACACCTGTAAGCGTCATGAATGTAGCATTATTGATTCCTCTATGCCAATGATAATCACCAGCTACCGCACCAGCACTATCAGCACTTAAATGATAATTAAAATTACCCTTATCATAATTGATTATATCGAATGAGTGATCATTACTATAGTTCGCTCCAACACCACCACCAAATCTTAATTCAGCATTGTTACCATTTTGTGTAGTCGTTTCACGACCTAGACTTAGTAAAGATGATGCATTTTCACTTGTAATTTGAATCTTTGAAGTACCAGCATTTCTAACTTGTATGTCAGTTACAGGAGCTTCTGTTGTTCCTACACCAAGTTTAGTTGTATGAACTGTTGTAGCAGCACCAACATAATTAAGATCATAATTTTCAGTGCTAGTACCTACTCTTCCGCTTGTCTCTACATGTACTAATTCCCACCACTGATTTGCGTGTGCATAATATAATGAACCAGTTGCGTGGACATGTGCTACTGCACCATGATAGGTAGATGCAGATGGTAAGTCTGACATACTAGAATACAAGAAAGGAATGACATTATTAGTTGCTGCACCTTCTATCTTTTGAGCAAATGTAGTAACACCTGATACATTTAAATTATCAATATTAGCGTGACCATCGATGTCTATGTCAGCGTTTAGTGTAAGATTGTGATTGAATGTGGTTGAACCTGAAAAAGTTGATACACCTGAAACAGAAAGATTATCTAAGTTTGTATGTCCATCAACATCTAAGTCTGAATTCAAATCTATAGGACTAGAAAATGTTGCAGTTTCCGAAACATTTAATATATCTAAATCAGTTTGCCCATCAACATCTAGATTGTTTACAGTTGCAATACCACTGATACTTACATTGTCTAAATTTGTATGACCATCAACATCTATATCTGCATTTAAATCAACGTTACCAGATATAGTAGTATTACTTACAATATTACCTGTTAAATCACCTACGAATGATGTCGCAGTTACTATACCAGAAGCGTTTATATTACCAGCAGAACTTATTCCAACTCCTTTTTCACCAGCGTCAATATTATTTCCCACTTGAATGGTGCTTCTAGGGTCAGTGGTCCCGACACCCACGTTGCCACCTGTATTAAAGATACTTGTATATCCTAAACCTACATCAACATCTTCCCATTGTGATGTTGGCATGCCCTGTAAAAATCTAGCATCACCAAAAAATGTAACTATTCCTGAACCTGCTGCTGTTATAATACCACTCTTTATACTTACACCTGTACCGATTATTTCATTTGGATCTAAACTTGTTATTGTTATAATTCCAATATTAGCCTGAGTTATGCTTGCAAACCCAGTTACATTCATATTACCACGAACATCAAGAGCTTCTGATGGCACAGTGGTACCAATACCGACCAGACCAGTGGTGGTTACTAACAGATTGTCATCATCAACCTGTACCCCGTTACGAAAATTAAAATTCTTCTTGATATTTGCCATCAGATATTTTTTTAGTTATTTATGAGGACTCTAGTGCAGAGATTCTATCTGAAAGTTCTTTGACTGCTTCAATAAGAACTGGAATTAATCTCTCATAACGAACAGCTTTTATACCATCATCTCGTGTAACTGTTACACCAGGTAATCCAAGTTTTTCAACATCTTGTGCGATGACTCCTGTGTCATCATTATGACCATCTTCACATGCTTCATTCATGTATATATCATCATCTGTATCTACTTCGGTGCTGATACCAATTCTAGTTGAGTTATCGAATACCGAATCTTTCCAATCATAAGTGTAACCAGTAATCAATCCAATTTTTTCAACTGCATTAGGAATTACCTTTAAATTTTGTTTTAGATTCAAGTCAGATGAGTTAAATGCAATAATATCATTACCACAAACAATTTTACCCTCAACACCTAGACTTCCATTTTGTATCACGACAGCAGCAGTGTCTTTATTAACGTTTCCAATAGTTACTGGGTCAGTAGCATCTACTACAAGTCCTCCGTCAACATGACAATTAGCAGTCACATGAACTCTATCATTGGAAGAGTCTAAAATCAAATCACCAGAAGTGGTATCTATAGTAGTACCATTGGTAAATCCAAGTCTTATGTCATTTGCCCTTACATTACCCTGAACTCTTAATTGTGTTCCATCATAAGTGAACAAGGATGTAGTGGTTGTTGTGTTAGTTCCATTATTAAATAAAACTGCGTTTGTTAATCCAACTACATTTGAAGCTGTAGTAGCAGAAGTAGAATTTCCAGAGAAAGTACCACTGAATGTACTTGCAAATAACGTATCAGAAGCTAAATCAAATCTTAAGGTAGAGTCAGTAGCACCAGTAATCATTGTACCACTGAGAATATCAGTAAGAACAACACGTTGAGTGCCTGATGTAGGTTCACTCATCTGAGCACCAGTATTAGTTAAATTAGCTCCATCTCCGTAAAAATTAACACCGTAAATATCTTGGAAACGTAAAGTTGAACTTCCTATATCAGAATTATCATCAACGCTAGGTAATATATTACCACCAATAACAAGATCTTTACCAAGACCTAAACCACCATCAATAACAGCTGCACCTGTTATAGTGCTTGTTGAATTAACGGTGCTGTTGACATTTAATTGTCCAGTATCAGCAATGTTAACATTACCAGTTACATCCAATTTCTTATTTGGATTTGCTAATCTAACATTCTCGTTAAATGTAACTGGACCATCAAACTGAGATAATATCTGTTTTGATGTACCACCTTCAACAAGTAATCTTTCCTTAACGACAACCTCGTCAGCAACGATACTTAATCTATTTGGGTCTTCACCTGTAACAGTGGGTATTGGTATATCAAATGTTGTTTGTTGTCCACTAGCAGAAGCAATCTTGGTATTTCCAATATAGAAATCACCTTTATCATTCATACCTGTGTAAACAACGTTACCACAAGAAGTTTCTTGTGATTGTGTAAGGAATTCCTCTCTTTCTGATAGTGATCTGTTCTGTAACTGTGGTAGTGCAGTTGAATAGTTACCTGGACCATAACCAACATATTCAAATGTATGACCTGATGCTCTTAGTATAGATGGTCTACGAAGTTCAATTGGTATTGGTTTTATCTTCTTAATTTTTGACCCGTCAGGATGAGAATTACTTATTGTTCCTAATGCACCACGAATAACTGATATTTCATCTCCACTTCCACTCAAAGAATTAGAAGCGATTCTCATGAATTCACCTTCTATTTCAATGTAGGAACCGAGAGGAAATCTACTTGTAATTGATGTAGCATCTACAGTTGAATCAGGAAGAGTAACTTTAAATGCAGCTTTCGATGAATTGATTGCTTCATTTAATATTAATGTTTCATGATCAAATATAGATAGTCCCCTTATACCTAGATTTTCACCTGCTTTACTTGAAAGTGCTTCATTATCAGATAATCCATGTTTTAGAATATACTTGGGATTTGTTAGAGTACTTGTAGTTTTAGCAGAGAATTGATTTGTATTTCCTACACCTGCAACTATGAAATCACCTAAAGTTGCATCATTATTATCTAATACTCTAAATTTATTACCAACAACTAATCCATGTGCAGCTGTAGTATTAATTGTTGTAATTCCTACATTTGCATCAAAGACTTGAGAACCAACAGCATTCCAAGGTCCTAAGTCTATAATCTGTTGACCATCTAATAATTTGTCGGTAGCTGATTTAATAACAACAATTTGTTTCTTGGTGTTAATTGCTGAGATACGATGATATGAATCTGTACCAGTTGAAATACCAGTTACTTGAATATAATTTCCTGTAGCAGATGATATTCCAGCAGAAGAAACTGTCACCCTACCATCTGGACCACCACCAATACCACCTTCAGCTACGGGTGAACTATCAAAATAATATGTACCTGCAATATAACCAGAACCACCCTCTTTTACAGTTGCAGAAGTAACAGAACCTCCAGACACAGTAACATCTGCAGTTGCACCATTCCAAACTGCTACTGATGGGGCTGCATTACTATTGAACAATTTAATATTGTAATAAGTTCCGTTTGTATGTCCAGATCCACCTGTTATTCCAGAATGAAACTTAAGTGCTTGTAATCCATGCTCTTCTTCAAGATCAATGACAGAGTTGTTGGTGTTATTAGTTACAGATACTATGCCAACTGTTGCGTCAAATGATTTTAAGAATTTATTAGTTGTTTCTCTGGTGATACTCTTCTTCAAGTCATTAGTGACAACATCACCAAGAGGGAATCTTTTTGCAAATGAGGTTGCTTCTGGTGGGTTAGCATCTACATTATCACGGTCATATTCAGGATATAAGTTAACAATGTTCTGATTATACTTACTATCATCAAATTCACCAGACGTTTCAGTCATCGCATTGTCACTATTCAACACGAATAAGTGGTAGATACCATCTTGAACACCATCAATATAAGGTGTTACAACCTCAGTTCTGTATACAAAGAAATTGTCTTTATTATCATTTCTACTAAATCTTGGAAGTAGAGCTGTTCTTGTTTGAGTATTGTTAGTAAATGTTCCAACTGTATGAGTGACACCCTCTACATCTGTATTAGAATACTTAAACTCTTTATCATTGACAATTGAATCTACAATGAAAGTACCGTTGTAAGCTTTATCATCAAGACCAGTTGAGTTAGTAGTGCTGAGTACATTTTTAACAACAATCTGATCACCTACACCAAGATTGTGTGGTTTATCAGAACGAATAGTGACAAGATTTAAAGAACTATCAAATTTCGCTTGTGATATGAATCTAGTATTTCTATCAAATGCATAGTCAGATGAATCAATAGAGGTTTTAGTAAAATCAGTGTTAGCTAAAACTGTTGTAAAGTTTGAATCTTGTAAGACAAATCCATCAACAGGATCTCTTCCATTAGTTAATTCTTTTGGAACAACGTATCTTAGTTTGTAAATTTTCTCATCTAAACTTCTATCATCATCTCTTCTTAAAATATATGAAATATCATCAGATACAATTGTACCATCATTAATCTTTGGATGTAATGTATTTCCTGTTGGATGTGTATGTATAAACCATCTTCCACGACTAGTATCAAATTGTATGGGATGTCCAGCGTCATTGGGTTTCTTATCTGATACACGACTTATAATTCTGAACTTGTCAGTGGTATTTGCAACTGTGCTAATAAAGATAGGATCTGCTAAATCAGCATTAGTTTTAGATGATGCTATTCTTATTTGAAGATTTGATAATTCATTATCATTACCACCCACCCCTGTACCAGTGATAGCAAAATATACTGTATGAGGATCTAAGTTTTCTGGTAAATCACCATTATCAGCAACTATACGAATTGATTCTCCATTTTGTAATTCGTGACCTTCTCCAATTGTGAATACAGATTTGACCTGTGCGTTTGCAGCAGAGTGAACTGCTTCATAATTTTTTTCTGATGTATCTGATGTAGCAGCAGCACCGTTAGACATAACAACAGTAGCTTCATAACTTACACCAGCTTTGTCAACAAAAATTTTCTCACCAACTTTAGCACCTATTCTAAAACCTTGTGCTATATGTGATGGTGGAACTGTTACAGTTTCTTGTCCAAAAAGATATAGTTTAGATGTGCTTGATGCTGTATCTTTAAATAACTGTAGGTATTCAATTTTTTGATCACTTGTTACAATGGAACGTGGATTGATAACTGATGTAATAAATCCTTTGTCATCTTTCGCAAATGCTTCTTTTTTGAAACCTTCAGCAGCAAGAGAGAAAGTACCAAAGTTAGAGTTAGAGTTTGTGATAGATGCGTCAGCACCATTTATCATATTGAAATGTTTATCGAAACCAATCGCAAACACAGATACAATTTGAACAACAGCATCATTAGATACTTTAATATGACTTGTTCTCCAGCCCTTACGATAATTAGCTTCTTGATCTAAGTGATATACTGTTTCTGGGTTAGTAGATGATGATTCAGATGAAAGTAATGAACCAGTCTGTTTTGAAAAAGCAATACCACTATATCTTCTATTTGTACTATCATATTTTACAAATGCTCTATCATCTTTTTGAAGTGAAACAGCAGTAAACTGTGCCACAACCATCGATCTAAATCCTGTTGCTTTCTTACCATCAGCATGCATACCCTGCATACCAAATACAGAACGTAATGATGTATTAAAGATATATGGAGAAGCACCCGTTACTGTATCAGTTTCAACAAGAACTTGTCCGTTAGAACTACTCAATCCACCAGCAGAACCTGCTGGTAAGTTTGGTCTAACAAATGGTAATGAATACTGAAATCTAGTTGAATCAATAACATTAGATACTTTAGTTGATATATTATAATCTGATACATTGATACCACGAATCTTGATAGGTGTACCACCTGTAAGATTATGCTCTATATTAGTTGTAACAGTGACCACCTGACCTGGTGTTGCTCCATCACCAGACTCTATGTTTGAAATATTTAATGGGTCAGTTGCAAATGCACCAACGATTTCAAATTCAGGTCTTTGTGGGGAGAATCCTTTAGGTGCAGAGGGATATTTTTGTGTTATAGATCTTCTTGCTGCAGCTTCATTGTAAGCATTTGATAACTTACTATAGTAGATGTCTAAATCTGTTAAATCACTAAACTGTTCTAACTTAGTAATACCATCAGCATATTCAAAACAAGTAAGTTTATGGTGAGAAAATGTTGGTTTTGATTTATTATTTGAACTAAAATCAACTGGGTCTGTGTAAACTAATCCTTTATCATCACCATCAAAGAAAGTAAACTGCCAGAAATAACATGCACCAGTTATTCTGAATAGAGCACTTTGACCTGCGTTTAGGTCAGTTGGGTTAGGTACATATAAAGGTCTTATCTTTGTCTTTCTTAAATCTAGTCCAACTATAGAAGTACCTCTAGGTACAACAACACCACCATTTACACTATTAAACTTGTAAAGTATATTATCTTCTTGGGTTAAATCAAAATTAGAATTAAGTGTAAGGGTAAAAGTATTAAGAGCACCAGAGATAGCACCACTAGGACTAATAGCTTTTGCTACTCCAGAGTCACTTCTGATACCAAAACCAGGTCTATTATCAAGTATATGCTCGCCAGGAAAAAGTAATATTGTTGTTCTTTCTACTAAATCATTATCGTCACCAGCAACGTAGGAGAATCTAGCAGACTCTATCAGTGCTCTCTGAATAGTTTTGAAGGGTTTTGTTAATGAATTACCTTGATTATCAATCGCATCAGTCGAATCAAGATCATTTGGATTTACATAAAGGATACGACCCTCTGTATTCTTT